CAATGGACAACAAACTACTAACACCGATACAGAACGCATTCAAAACATGTGAGATAAACGATCCATTCTTACAGAAGGCCATCCTTGCTAACATGAAAAAAGAATGTGGTCTGGTGCCACGTCAAGAAAACTTAGATTATTCTAAGACTAGTAACGAACGAATTCGATCTGTATTCGGAACAAGAGTCAGTGCTCTTTCTGATCTAGATTTAAATGAAGTAAAAAAGTCACCAGAGAAATTCGGAGAATTAATCTATGGCAAAGGTAATTCTTTGGGTCGGTCAATGGGTAATCTAGAAGAAGGTGACGGATGGAAATTTCGCGGACGTGGTTATATCCAACTAACGGGTAAGAATAATTACAAATTCTATTCGGATCGTTCTGGACATGACTTGATCGGTAACCCGGATCTGCTAATCAATAGTCCAGAAATCTCGGCAAATGTTTCTATTTTATTTATTTTGACTGGGCTAAAAGGTCTAGTTACTTTTGTGGATCAATTAGAGGCTAACCGAGCAGTCACACAAGTTATTGGCGGAAAGGCTTTGAATCTCACGATTGGATATGGAGCCGAGTTACTAAAAAAGGTCAATGAATATTCTAAAGGATTTTAAATATGAATGTGGATAGAAAAGACTTGTTAGAAGAAGCGAAGGAATATTTCAATGAACCAGTATTAACCTCTTCGACACTTTGTAGATTAGTTGGTTATGCCGAAGATATAGATGATTGTTACTGGATAACAAAACGAATGAATAAACATGATATTCTGTCTAATTATCAATGGACTAGTTGTGTTGGTGGATTTATTCCTTTAAGACTTCTCCGAGATCAAAATATAATCATTCCTAAGTATCCTAAATTCGAAGGAGAAGTATGGAATGATTATAATAGACTAGATAATGTTTTAGAATTGAACGGGGCAACCAAAGAAGAAAAGTTTATCTTCATCCGAAAAGAAACGGCATTCCTTGACTTAGACTAAGTTTTCGTGATATAATAGTAAGATGAGTAATTATTATACCAATGTACAATCGTGGGGCAAATTCCTCTACATACGCGAAAGCAATGGAAACAAATTCAAAATAGATAGCTTTCATCCAAGAATCTGGGTTACTTCTCAAAACCCAGAAAGTCCTTTCAAAACCATCGAAGGTTTGCCTGTAGAAGAATTCGACGCAGGTGACATCAAAGAATGTAATGATTTTGTCAGGAATCATCAAGATATCGAAAACTTTTCGGTATACGGAACCATCCAACCTCACTATCAATATATTTCTCAGAACTATACTAAGATCGAACCTAAGATCGAAGATATCATTATTGCTTATATTGACATTGAGACGACCTGTGAAAATGGGTTTCCTGATATTGCTACTGCCAACGAACAGATAGTCGCCATTTCTATTCTTCTTACTAACCTAAAAAAGAATATCGTTTTTGGTTATGGTGAATATAATAAAGAATTAGAGAATGCCGTCTTCGTTAAGTGTGTAGACGAAGAAGACTTACTCCATAAATTCCTAGAACTATGGATTACTAACATGCCAGATATTGTAAGCGGTTGGAACACGACCTTCTTCGATATTCCGTATCTAGTCAATCGTCTTACTAGATTGTTTGGAGAAAATACTGCCAAGAAACTTTCACCCTGGAAAATTCTCAAAGCAAAAGAAACTAACATCATGGGTTCTATAAAGAATTCTTATGAAATCTTCGGTATTGCTTCTTTGGATTATCTGGATCTATATAAAAAGTTTACTTATAAGGTACAAGAATCCTATAAGTTAGATCATATTGCTTTCGTGGAACTAGGTCAGAAAAAGTTAGACTACAAAGAATACGGTTCTCTCCATTTACTATACAAACTAGATTACGAGAAATTTATTGAGTATAATAAAAAAGATACTGATCTTATCGTCGCACTAGAAGACAAAATGAAATTGATTGAGTTGGCCGTCGAAATGGCATATGACGCAAAGATCAATTTTGAGGATGTATTCATGGCTCTTAGAGTATGGGACGTAATTATTTACAACTATCTCTTAGAAAGAAATATTGTGATTCCGTCAAAAGAAAATCGACACAAAGAAGATATCGCTGGCGGTTTCGTAAAAGAACCTCTTCCGGGGATGTATAAATGGGTCGGATCAATCGACTTACAATCCCTTTATCCGCATTTGATGATGCAATATTCAATTTCACCAGATACAATCGTAGATAAAGTTGTTGATGTTACTGTAGATAAACTTGTCTATAAAAAAGTAGATACTGGATTTCTGAAAGAAAATAATTGGACCATGACCGCTAATGGTCAATTGTTTAGGAGAGAGAAAGGATTTCTCCCAGAATTGATGGAAAATATGTTCGCGCAACGTAAAGCATTCAAGAAGAAGATGATTGATTACGAAAAGGAATATGAGTCGAAAAAGAACACCGCCACCAAAGAAGAACTGAAGGCCCTGACTAACAATATTTCTAAATATAACAATCTTCAGATGGCAAAGAAGATTTGTCTCAATTCTGCATATGGGGCCATGGCTAATAATTTTTTCCGTCACTTTGATAAACGTATCGCAGAAGGAATCACTCTTTCTGGACAGTTATCTATTCGCTGGATCGAACGTAAGATCAATGAATACTTGAATCGTTTTCTCGAAACAAAAGAAGTTAATTATGTTATTGCCGTTGACACCGACTCTTGTTATCTGAATTTTGATCCTATTATAGAGAAATGTTTCAAAAACAAAACTACTGTTGAAAAAGTAGACATAATCGATAAGTTCTGTGAAAAGAAGTTACTACCATTCATTACCAAGTCATACGAAGAACTAGCTTCTTATATGAATGCCTATGAACAAAAAATGATCATGAAGCGCGAATCAATTGCCGACCGTGGAATTTTCGTCGCGAAGAAACGCTACATCTTAAATGTCTATGATTCCGAAGGTGTTCGTTATTCTGAACCTAAATTGAAAATGATGGGGATCGAGGCAGTAAGATCTTCGACGCCAGGAGTTTGTCGTGGAAAAATTAAAGAAGCTTTAAAGTTAATGATGACTAGTGATAACAGTTCACTTATCGAATTCATTTCTATATTCAAGAAAGAGTATCTTACATTACCAGTAGAAGATATTGCTTTCCCTCGTGGGGTAAATGACCTAGCAAAATATTCGAATAACAGAACAATCTATGCCAAAGGAACACCGATTCATGTGCGGGGTTCATTATTATTCAATGACAATTTGAATAAATTAAAATTGGCCCAGGACTATACAAAAATCCATTCTGGTGACAAAATTAAATTCGTATATCTCAAAAATCAAAATCCTTTGAGAGAAAATATTATTTCGTTTCCTAGTATGTTACCGAAAGAATTCGGTCTACATGAATATGTAGATTATGAGTTACAGTTCGAAAAGACTTTTCTCGATCCAGTAACTAAGATCCTGGATATCATCGGATGGACTTCTGAGAAGAAATCGACCCTTGATTTTTTCTTCCAATAATGTTATAATAGTAAAAGGAGTTATATGGCAAAACAAAAAAATGAGAAAGATGATTCATTTCTCAGCGAGTTATTAGAACTGAGTGGTAATGAGTATGGGGCAATCACCGAAAATGGAACTACAGGGGATGTCCATAGATATATTTCTACTAATTCACTTCTTTTGAATGGATTACTTTCTGGTAGTATGTTCGATGGTATTGCGGGTAATAAGATTACTACATTCGCCGGAGACGCTTCGGCTGGTAAGACATATATCATTCTTGATATTGTCAAGAATTTCTTGATCGAAAATCCGACTGGTTATACAATCTTTTTCGAAACAGAATCGGCTATCTCTAAACAGATGCTAGTAGACAGAGGTTTAGATACCAGAAGAATTCTAATGCTACCAGTGGCAACTATCCAGAGTTTCAGAACACAGATTCTCAAAATTCTAGATAAGTATCTGGATACCAAGAAATCAGAACGCAAGCCGATGTTATTCGTATTAGATTCGCTAGGAATGCTTTCGACAACTAAGGAAGTAGAAGATACTGCCGAGGGTAAAGAAACACAGGACATGACCAGAGCCAGATTGATTAAAGGTTTGTTTCGTGTAGTAACTTTGAAATTGGGTATCGCCGATCTTCCTTTACTTGTTACTAATCATACCTATGACGAACAA